TCTCCTGTGATTTGAAGTAATAGTTAACGGCAAATGTGCCAATGGTTGATAAGATACCCACAAAGACGGCAACGTCATTAATGGTTATCGCACCAAAAAAAGCGGTTACGGTCCCTGTTACATAAGCGCACGCCGCCCGTATTTTGTCGAACATAGATTTACCTCCAACAAAGCAAAAACCCGGCGCTGGGCCGGGTAGTTACAGTTTCGCATTGTTAGAGAATATTTTAATCTGTTTGTTTACGCCCTACAAATACGGCTTTAACGATAAGGGCCAAGCAAACGCACAAGCCATTCTTTGTATTTGGCGGCAACGTGTTTTGGTGCAAAATATCCTTGCACTTCCTTACCACCTCGCCACTCCCTTCTAAATTCGCACTCGTTTTGATACTCCTTTCCGCTTTTACTATCCAGCCAGCAAGCAGGTGAGTATCCTTTTTCAGTTCCGAACCGATGCCATATTGATGACAGTAAAACCATTTCTTCCATATTACCCCCAACAAATACGGCTTTACGGCTTTCTATATATCAGGCCATTATCAAGCAACATCTGCATATGCCAACGATCCATGCCGCTTGATTCCCAATATGGATCGTCATCAGGTCTTATCATCACCTTATTACCTTTAAGTAAATAGACGATGTTAAATACCTTATGCAAATAGATACCGTCTTCGATCTCGTTCATAGGTCGCTAACCTTCACCAAATCACCATTATCAAGCATGATTTTAATGTTTTCTCGCGTCGTCTCAATAAATGGTTTTCTCCACTCACCGCTATCAATACTGACACGAATATCATCACCTTCCACGCGGTAAAACAACCTGTCGACTACTGTTGCTGCGTACACACCATCTTCAATCATTTCTTGCGCTCCTTAATGGCCCGCATGATGTTGATGCGCATAGCATCAGCGAAAGCGTATATTGTAATGAAAGGCCAGAAAACCAACTCAAACCAAATAACGCCGTCACTACCTACAGCTTTCTGAAGAGCGCCCATTAAAACTACACCAGCAAGGTAAAGGAGAACTACCGCAATAATAAGACATTCAATCATCATCGCCCTCGCCTTCTTGTTCAGCTAGGAAATAATCAACTACGCGGTAAGTTACTGGCGGGATGTATTCGAAATCATCAGAATCAAGATCAAGCGTCCTGTTGTCGCTGTCGTCGTCAATCGTATTCATCCCTAATTCACCAAAAGGGCCATACCCCATACAGCCCAGGTATTCACACCCAATCGTAAATCCCGGATACTCTCCCTTACACCGGATTTTGTAAGGTTTATTTGATGCGCTCAATTTTCGATCCCCCGTCTTCCGATTCTGTTATTTTGTATTCTGCAACCAGTTCCGCGCCAAGCAATTCCACTTCCATATCAGCGATACCCTGGAACATCAGATAGGCAAAAACTAGGCTTTTAATTCTATCCAGGTCTTCAAGATGGTCTGCGTCAAAAGGCGGTTCAGATACGTGGAAGCATTTAACGTGCGCGTCGTCTTCAGTAGCCACACGGAAACATGCGCCGCGTTTACCTGCGAATTGTCCAATTTCTTTATCTTCTGGAAAAGATCCACGGAAAACTTTAACACTGATAAATTTAGACATTGATTATTCTCCTTCGTAAGGAATTAAAATTCAGCACCAGGTAAGCTACGCGCTTTATTTACCACATCGTGTTTTAACAATAAACTGGCGTGATAACTTATGATCCCCATAATACCGACCTGTATTTCATCATTTCTTGACTTTATTATTAACAACTGGTTTTTAGTGAAGATCCTGTCTCCATCAGTGATATATAACCAGTCACCACGTTTGCCAACAACAATGTGAGATCTGCCTAAGCTGTCTTTAAATTCATAATTACAGAAAACATCACCTTTAGGCACTTCAACAAAACAGCACGCAATGAATTTATCGCTTTTCATGATTTTGCCATCCGTCTTTCAGTGGCTTATATATAACAAAATGGCACTGCCGAAACAATGCCATTTCGTAAACATTGTGATACAGATCACATTTACGTTTCTTCAGTAAAAGTAACCTTCATCGCCCCATCCGAACTACGGACAACATAGCGACCAGCTCCCCGGCGCGGCTCTGCATACCATAAGTGACCGTAAGTGTCAGTAACGACGATAAACGGCAATTTAGGAGACAATCCCATCGGTTTTTTCAGCCGTATACTGTGCGCCTTCTTCAAAACAGCCTAATTTCGATTCGTTACACGTTAAAATCATTTTCATACCCCTACATACGAAAACGCAGCAAAAGCACCACCAGCACGCGCATAAACAAGTGCCGTGCCATACCCCATCTTATAAAATCGCCATAACTGACCCTGGTCGTCAGTAATGGCATGAATATATTCCTGATCCTTTGCGTCAACCAATGCCGCGTCAACCTCGTAGATCTTGCCATTCTTAAAAAACGCGCTGCATCGTGAGTATGTGCACTGGTATCTATGTTTCCGATTCATAGCACCTCACTTATTCCGGTTTACTGCCTTCGCGGGCGCAAAACTCCGCGATCTCACGGAAATCATGCACTATGCGATAAATATACAAACCAGCGGCGTTATTGATATGGCTAACATAAGCGAAATAAACTTTATCATCATCGCCAGTTATCGCCATTGCACCATCACCGCCCGGTGCGCCGTGGAGTTGAACGCCGCAATAGATCTTCCCTTCTTCAAAAATATTGCGGTCGCGCGTCTGCAATACCTCAAAATATAAATGTTTCATTGTTGCCCCTTTAATAACGTTCAAAGCTGGCAGCAAAACCTACACCGGATATTTCACCGCCTTCATAGCTCGGCCTGAATACCCATATTTCGTCATGATTATCAATCAAGGCAAGGCAATTACTCATTGTGTGTGCTTCATTGCCATAAACGATGTGAACGTCATAAATACTCCCAATCGTGAAAACACTGTCATTGCTTGAGTATGAGCATTTAACTTGCATCAGAAAACCCCTTTATAATCGACCGTGTATTTTGCTATCAGATTCCAGTCGCAGTAATTAAGCATGTCGCGAGGCTGCCAGCCTTTCATCCCGACCGCCCGCCGCGCAGCGTGACGGCGATAATCATCGTTATAGTCAGCTATGCACCACGGCTGGAGAACAAACATATAATTTGCTTCATTAACCAAGATAGCCACCCGCTTTCCTGTTGCCTTGTCTTTTGCCCTGAAATAATTCACTTTCATTTTAATACCTCGTCGATCAGCATTTCTTCTTCCAGGTTAGCCGGACGTTTACGGAATATCCCGGCAAAAACCAGGTCATCAAGTAGGTCTTTGCGTTTAAATAGCCACTCTTTCATTATTACCCCGTCATCGCTGCGATATACGACGCCGTTTTTCAAAAAATAAAAAGTGCTGGTATTTGTTTGAAGGTATAAATCTTCGTAAACGTCCATGATATTAACCCTCGACTACTTGCAAGCCGCGCCCCTTATCGCCTACGAAGTCGCCCAGGCTAAACGTATATGACCACGCCGGGTTAATGTAGTAATCATCAGCACCGTGAGCGATAAGGTCTTTACCCAAAATGACGCAGGTCACATCATCAGAATGAACAACGTCTACCGTTTCCCCTACCACGCGTTTTAATGATGGGTAGCCGTGATCGTGCAAGAATTTAACTTTCATATTTCTTTCCCTTTATAAGTAACAGCATCAGCGATCAACAATACCGCCAGCAATTCACCGTCATGTAACGGGTCTGGAATAGCAAAAAATATGTCGCTGTTTTTGTCCGGCACTACTACGCGCATATTTCCCTGTTTGTCTTCATGCACGAACCACGGCTTTTCGTGTGGCTCAAACATGCCGAAAAGTAATTTAAGATCTATTTCTTCACCCTTCGTGAATAACGACACATCAGTTGTAGTGATAACTAACGCTTTCTGATCTGCTGTTTTCTTCGCTCTCATTCCTCTGTCTCCCAGCGGTCTATGCTGATTAAAAAGTCCCGGATAGCGTGTCGCTCGTCGCGCGTCGGTTTACGCTTCCGGTAAATCTTAAAGTCAAACCATTCTTTTTCTTGTTCGAAATCCAGGTTGTAAGCAAGCACCTCAATATATCCACATTCGTGATACTGGTACGCCACGCCAGCACGAACAAAAAAGCGGGTTTTATCCCGCTTGTGTTCATAGATACGCATATTTGCCCCACTATGCAGTCGTGTAACTATCTACCAGCTTTTCATCCTTCATTCTGGCAAGCTGGGAGATATTCATCGTGTAGCCTTCATCAGAGAAAAGCCACTCCGCAGCCTTGCGACGAAAAGTAATATCATCATGGTTGCGCGTCCATGTGGCGATCACCACGCGCTTTCCGTCAGTGGCAAACATAGATAATTCGTTATCAACCACGTCGATAGCCTGCCAGATTTTTAGCTCCATGATTTATCCCCGTAAATTTTGAATAATTCCCGTGCTTCCTGATCTTCGAATAACTTCATATGCAGATCATGCAGGCGGCGCATTGTTCGGAAGCGCGGTCTGAATTCCTGGCTTCGTTTAATGTATTTATCGCCAATTGAATAAATATGACCGTATGAATACCATCTATTCCCGACCCAAATTAGATAAATTTCACCCTCATAATTAAATTTGATTGTAAGCTCGTCAACCTCCATTATTAATCCTTTATCGAGGATATCATTCAGCATGTCGTCCCATTCTTTGAGGAATTGTTGCTGATACATGCCAAAAATTGTATTTGCAGCGTGGCAAAGGTAATCAAGGATTATTTGCATATTGTCACCACATCATATAATAAACGTTATCGTAAGCTAATTGGTCCGCGTCTTCTTGCGTCATGTGCCGCGCTTCCAGAAAGAAATCTTCGTTATGCCATTCACCAACAAGCATTCGCGCCCATTTGCGGCGCTGGCGTTTATTGTGTCGCAGATCATCAAAAACCTTTAACGCTTTGTCATATGACCTTACCAGGCGTTTACGGTTACTTTTCATTTCTCACCCTTCCTATTTCCTTAATCTCAATATTGCGCAACCGGACGTCGCACGGCGTTTCAGATTTACCAGTAAGCGCCAGCGTCAGGTTTTCAGGTGTCGTATAGAGAATTATCTCTTTACCCGTGCTAAATTTAATTTCTATGCGGATCTCGCTTTCGTCGCCGCACAACACACGACTGATTGACAGGCCAGCTTTTTTCATTGCTCACCCCACCTTAACATCCAATTCACATCACATTTAATTGCGAATACCTTAACAGGATCAGGGCCGAATAATGGATGCGTGATAGTTTTTACTTCGTACCCGAAATAAGGCAGGTTTATGATCCGGTGCGCTTCGTGGCTGGCTGGATACCCCAGCTTAATGATCAGGCGTTCATATTCCCGCCCCTCCAGGCGTTTACGCCAATAGTCATTGTAAAGCCTGTATTCTTCCACCTTCTTTCCCGCCCGGATGGCGTGGAAGTATTCCCCTTTCAGATTCAAATGCAGGTCTTTACTTGCCATCGCTATGATCCTGTAAACAGTCGTTATAGCCTTCAATATATCCGGTTAATCCGGTATTACTCACTGACCATTCAGCCGAACGGCGCTTGATGGCCTCGTCCATCGTCATAACATCGACCGGATCTCTTAGGTCTATATATTTCCTTAATTCAGTAACTATCACAGCCCTTAATTGTTGTGTATTTGAATAAGTCCTGGACTTATCAGTTATTCCGTTTACAAGATCCCTGAATTCATGTTCTTTTAATTTAGGCTTCATTATCACCACCCTCGAAATACTGCTCAAGAACACGTTTTACGTTCATTTCACGATGATAATTATTATCTGCATAGATTGCTGCTGCCGATATGTGATCGATAATTTGCTGCAATAAATCAGGATGAATTTTTATTTTTTCGTCAAGAACAATGCGCTCCGGCTCTGGTGCTGTAGCACTATCTTCAATAATTTCTATCTCACCATGACCACCGCATCGCGGACAAACAAACTTATCGCCTTGATACAAAAAGAAGCCGCAACCTTTTTCAGTCTTAACAACCATGCCGTCGTCGTCGCAGTTTTCGCAATATAACCACCCGATATTAATTATTTTCATCTTCTCTATTCCTCCCGTAAATGTGAACAGGCTCAATAGGTACGGCTGGCAATTCGCCTTCGTTTAATGCGCTTGCCATACCCAATATCAATCGCGCTTCTGCACCAGTTACTTTCTTACACCACGCGCCGCCCGTTTTATCTTCGAACAAGATAACGGCAAACTGATCGTTTATTTCTAACTTGTCCATTATTCACCCCGTGTCACTCGTTTAATTTCGCTTTCCGCGCGGGCCTCTTCTTTGAATAGCTCCGCTATGGCGTCTTCATAGAAAACCCGGTATTTCTTCCACCATGTTGATCTGCTTACCGGGAAAACAAGCTGGTTAACGGCCTGCCGGACGAGATCTACCGGGAAACGCGAGTACCCGCGCCCGCCGCAATGCTGGCACGTTTTGAATACTGGCATTTCCGCCGCTTCACTGGCTGCTTTATCCGGTACTTCTCCGCGCCCCTTGCAACGTTGGCAATGGTTTTTAACGTAGCCTTTGCCGTTGCACCGCGAACAAATTGTCGATGTGTATTTGCAATATGGATTTGGTAAATGCCCGTGGCCGCCGCACTTAGGGCAAACTTTTTCGGTCGCCGCACTCTGGCAATAATCCCGAAACGCGAAAACGGCAACAAGAATAATAAGTCCATTGCGCTGATCCTCGTTTAACTCCATCACGTATTCGTAATCTTTCGCCATAGCCCTTAAACGCTCTGTAAGCAAAACTACGGCCCTATGTTTTTCGGCTTGTGATAGTTCCATCTTCCCTAAAAAAGCGCCATATCCAAGCTCTACGCGCGATTGCGCCATACCCGCAGCGGTTAGCGCATCCGTCGTATTAAGAGCGTCCGGGGACGTGCCCCGGCTTTCGTCAGATAATCGCGGTGATTTAGGAAAGTGGAATTTTAGAATGGATTCTAAATTCATTATTTGCCCTCATAACGCGCCGCCAGCCGTTTACGATCAGAAATGGATTGCACCAGCTTTCTTTCGAACTCTTTCAGCGCAAGTAATTCGCGCATGTGGAAAGCCTGGATTTGTCGGACCGTCTCTAAATCACGCTCGTCGCGCTGAATATCTATTTGCAGATCTTTAACTTCGTTTTTCATTGCTCACCCCACATATTAGTCGCGTATTCGTCAATATCCGGTAGTAGGTCGCCGCGTTCGCGGATCTTAATAAACAAGCGTCCGCCTTTTACCTTCCGGCAGCGGACAATTTTTATTGAGTCAATTTGCCCGTCATCCCTCCAGAATCCGGCATAAGTAAGGCTGTCAAAAAGGCATTTAGGGATATTATCCAGATCTCTGATCCGGTTATCCGGCGGCGCGGCGTAAATGGCAATTGCCAGTCGGCAAGGTAGGTTAATATTTAAATTTAATAGCTCGATGATGTCTCTTACTTGTTCCCTGTATTCCTTCCCCACTTTGCTGATATAGTGAAAACCGCGCGAATGTCGGTAATAGCGATTATTCGATGGCGGGTAAGGCAGGCTAAAAGAATATTCATTCATGCTGCCTTTCTCCTTAAGGCGTCCAATTTCGCCTGATAGATGTTTATTAGCTCCTTACATTCTGCAATCGTCCATTTATGCGTATCGTTGTTGTTCTCCAGAGCTACCACCCTGGCGAGGCCAATTTTTCGAATCAGCGCCGGGCGATACCCTCCGATGTTGCCGTCTAGTGTCTGGTTGCAGTGCCTACATTGCTTATGGCAATTATCCTCGTTGAAGCGAAGGTGTCCGGCGGCGGCTACCGTCCTGTAATGACCTGCATCCCACCCGCATTGCTCACCGTAGTAAGTCCCGCAAGATATACACGGCAAGCGCGCGTCACGTTCGCGAATATAGGCGTTAAATACATTTTGAACTTGTTTGATCCAATAACTACGCGGATTTAACTGTTTACGCTTCCGGTTGCGTTCTTCCCTCTGGCTATCACGGCGTTTCTTCCGCTCCATAGCCTTCATAGCCTTCTCACGGTCGCGGCATAGCTGGTCAAACTTCAGTTCTTCCAGACATTCATCGCTGCACCACGTTTGATTGTGATATTTAGGCTCAAAAAAAACGCCGCAGCATTTGCAACGGCGTCTTATGGGTTTTTTAGGGTTTTGCATAAAAACCACCCCGATTATTTTTGATTCTCTGTTTCGTTCAGCCTTTCGGCGTGTCCGGCCCTTAGCCAATGTTCTAAGCATTCGTTGCACTCGTTACAGCCTCCTTTCTTCGTGCTGCATACATTGCACATTGCACGCATAACGCTTTCTCGTTCATAGTCGTCATGCCATTGGTAATCATCAAAAGACATAATGCTCTCTCCTTTTCAGGTGATTTCTACGCATTTCAGCGCTGCCGGATTTTTAAAGAGCATTTTGTTTGCTTGAAGTATACAAAATGGATACACCAGAACAAGGCGAAAAGCGCCATTATGTGATCCATATCACGCAATGACGCCATTTTGTAAACTTCAGTCCGATAAAACGCGGTCATGGTTAGCCAGGAATACAGCACGGGCAAAGCCACGCGGTGTTAGTGAGCGGATCATCTTTGTTCGTTTCGTCCTGCCTCCGGTTTTCGCCCACCCAGGGTTATCACCAGAGTTAAGATCTACAGGTCTAAAAAGCGGCTGCCTGAATCCGTTGCCGCACCATATGCAAGTTTTCTTCGTGTACGCGTCGCGCGGTGGGTAAACATCAGGGAAAGCAGGATGCTTGTCATCTTCCGGCAGGTAGCCACC